TGCTGAAATTTTCATCTCTGCTCGTTCTACAGTACCTTGGGAAGACTCCCAAGATATCGTGGGAATACGGTTTCCCTGTGCGTTTGGCACACGGGTTACCGGCATGGCTGCCTTTGCAGGCGCGTCATGCTATCCGTAGCAGATGTCCACGTGTCATCCGTTTCTGGCTCTCCCTGATGTACATCTATAAGATACTTGCTGTACCTTATGATGTCGGGAAGGCGCTCTCTACCATCTCTGCGGCACCTCTGGCTATCACGCCAGAGGTCCAGACCCTGTTGGATGAGTTTCGACTCTTCCTTCGGGATGTCTGGGTTCCTTCCATTGGTGGGGTACGTCCCCTACCAAAGGATGACCGCTATAAACACTTCACTCCCGTTTCGGCAGGCCCGAATGGGGCTCCTGCCATTAACCATATCGGCTCAGACGCTCTCGCCTGGATGAATGGTTTGCGGAAGTGGGGCGAGAACTGGCCTCTGTGGCTGGCTCTCCGTGAAGCGTCGTACCTGTTTAAGGTCGACAAGTTTATACGGTTGGAGATGATGGAGGTCCTTTCCGGGTACCCTGCCTTGAAGAAGGACAGGGGCGTTCAGAGGGAACCTATCATGTCGCGGGTTCACTTACTTGCCGAACCGGCTGGTAAGGTTCGTGCCGTCGGTATAATTGATATTTTCACTCAACGTATACTGCGGCCGCTACATGATGATCTCTTCCTTGTCCTAGACAAGTTGCCTTGGGATGGTACCATGAGTCAAAATCGACTTATGGATGCACTCAAGGTCGAGTTCGGGAAACGGAAGGGCTCGTGGTCATCGATCGACATTTCGTCGGCTACTGATCTTATTCCTCGGCAACTCTATGAGATACTCATAGAGGAGCTGTACGGGAAGAAGGGAAGGAAGGCTGGGCTCGCCCAGACCGTCCTGACTCTTATGACAGACCGGGAGTTCGCAGTTAGTGCGGATCCGGCTTTAGCTCGTAAGGGAGAGAAGATCTCCCTCCCTTCGAGTGTGTCCTATGGGCGCGGGCAGCCAATCGGCTGCCTGGGGTCGTTTGCATTATTGGGTCTTTGGAATAATGCATGGGTAGGGTTTGCTAGTTATAAGCATACTGGCAAATTACCTGTGTGTTGTGGAGTTACCGGAGATGACGTCGTCATCTTCGATAAGGATAGTTCTAAACCTGTGGCTTTAAACTATATTCAGAGTTGTAAGACTCTGGGAATTCCAATATCTATCCCTAAGTCCTTCGCGTCATCATCCCTATTCAATTTCTTGTCTAGGACGGTGATTACGGAGGGGGAGGTCTCACCTCTTTCCTGGAAAGAGGAGCTGACAATGGTTACTGCATCCGATCGGATGGAGCGAGCGTTGAAGCTACGTGACCGCGATTATTGGTCTTCTGATGGTGATGGATGGCTGTCCAAAGCCGTTAAATATTTTTTAACTCCGACGGAGTACCTCCTGCACGTGAAAGACGTGAGGGAAGGTACCCTGTCGGGTTATGGGTTAAGAGCTGTTCTGGCCTACCTTGTGCCTTCTTCTAGATGTATATCTAGTTTGGGGTTACAGGGTGTCTCAATTTTTAGCTTGCTGTCCGCTTGCGCGGGTTCAGTAGCTTGCTTGAGCCATGGCCAGTCCGTTCGAGAGGATTCTCTCGGAACTCCTATTCCGGTGGACTGTCAAGATACC